ATAAAGAAAAATTACCACAAGATCAAGACGAACTAGCCTTACATATGCAACTTGATTTTAAGCAAGCTGTAGAGTTAGCAGAAGAACAAGCTTTAAGCGTTTTATTAGAGAACAGTGATTATGATTTAATTAGACGTAGAGTACTTTACGATTTAACAGTAATAGGTATTGGCGCAACTAAAACTACATTTGATTTTAGCACTGGAGCTAGAGCACAATACGTAGATCCAACTGATTTAGTTTATTCACATACTGAATCACCATATTTTGAAGATATATATTATATTGGTGAAGTAAAAGAATTACCTATAAACGAATTAGTAAAAGAGTTCCCAGACTTAAGTGAAGAAGAAATAAAAGATTTAGCAGATAAATATGCGTATCCGCTAGATTACGTAACAAATAGAGATAAAAACAAAGTTCAAGTTTTATATTTTAATTATAAAACTCATATGAATAATGTTTATAAACTAAAAACAACTGGAACTGGAGCTCAAAAAGTAATTGAAAAAGATGATTCATTTAACCCACCAGAAAACAAAACTGGTGATTTTGAAAAGTTAGAAAGAGTTGTAGAAACATTATATGAAGGCGTTTATATTATTGGCGCTGATAGATTATTAAAATGGAGAATGTGTCCTAATATGATGAGAACTGATTCTGATTTTAGTAGAGTAAAAATGAATTACCAAATAGTAGCTCCAAGAATGTATGAAGGTAGAATAGAGTCTATAGTTAGTAGAATAACTAGCTTTGCTGATATGATACAATTAACTCATTTAAAGTTACAACAGGTTATGGCTCGTATGGTGCCAGATGGTGTTTACTTAGACGCGGACGGTTTAGCTGAAATAGATCTTGGTAATGGAACAAACTATAATCCGCAAGAAGCTTTAAATATGTTCTTTCAAACTGGTAGCGTTATAGGTAGAAGTTTTACTTCTGAAGGAGACATGAACCCAGGTAAAGTACCTATACAACAAATAAGTAATGGAGTTAACGGTGGTAAATTACAAAGCTTGATTACTACTTATAATTACTACATGCAAATGATTCGTGACGTAACTGGTTTAAACGAAGCTAGAGACGGTAGTACTCCAGATAAAAATGCTTTAGTAGGCGTGCAAAAATTAGCAGCAGCAAACTCTAATACAGCTACAAGACACATATTACAGTCTATGTTATTTATAACAGCTGAAGTAGCAGAGTGTTTATCTTTACGCATAGCTGATATAGTAGAATACTCACCAACTAAAGATGCTTTTATAAGAGCATTAGGTTCTCATAATGTAGCAACATTAGATGAAATGAAAAACTTGCATTTATATGACTTTGGTATATTTATAGAATTAATGCCAGACGAAGAAGATAAAGCTAGATTAGAAAATAATATACAAGCAGCTTTAAACCAAGGTAGTATTGATTTAGATGATGCTATAGATTTACGTAACGTTAGAAATGTAAAATTAGCTAATCAACTTTTAAAAATGAAAAGAAAAGCTAAAGCTACAAGAGACGCACAAACACAGCAAGCTAATATGGCAGCGCAAGCTGAGGCTAACGCACAACAGCAAGCCGCTGCAGCACAAGCAGAGATAACTAAAGCAAACGCTAAAACTGATGCAGAGGCTAAACTAGAAGAAACAAAAAATCAATTACAAATTAACTATTTGCAAAAAGAAGTTGAGTCTAAAAAACAATTAATGCAATTTGAATTTGATTTAAATGCTAAATTAGAACAAATGCGAAGTGGATCAGATAATATTAAAGAAAATAAAAGAGAAGATAGAAAAGACGCAAGAGTTGATAGACAAGCTAAACATCAAATGAATATGATAGAGCAAAGAAAACAGGGTGATTCTGTTAATAAATTTGAATCATCAGGTAATGATATACTTAGTGGAGGAGCAAACATGGAAAAGTTTGACCTTTAATTTTTAATATTTTATAAAATTTTATTATGACAGAAGAAAACAAAGAAGTTATCGAAGAGGTAACTGAAGAAAATAACGAACAACCTATTGAAGAAGTTATAGAAGAAGCTATAGATGAATCTAAATTTGATAGCGCTGGAGATCCAGATGTTATTAAAATAGATTTAGATGCTGCGCCTCCTCAAAAAGAAGTTGTTGAAGATAAAAAAGAAAACGTAGAAGAAACAAAAGAAGAAGTAGTAGAAGAAGTAACTGAACAACCAGTTATGGAAGAGATTACTGAAGAAGAAAAAGTAGAAGAAGTTACAGAGGCGGTAGAAGAAGCTGTTGAAGAAGCTGTAGCTACTGGAAAGCCATTACCAGAAAATATACAAAAACTTGTAGATTTTATGGATGAAACTGGAGGTGATATAAATGACTACGTACAATTAAATAGAGATGTTTCTAAAATGGATGACTCTGACGTGTTAGATGAATATTACAAAACAACTAAATCTCATTTGACAGCTGAAGAAAGAAACTTTTTATTAGAAGACACGTTTGGTATTGATGAAGAACTAGATGATGAAAAAACTAAACGTAAAAAGAAAATAGCCCTCAAAGAGCAAGTTGCCGAGGCTAGAGCCCACTTAGACAGGCAAAAGTCTAAATATTACGAAGAAATTAAAGCTGGAAGTAGATTAACAGAAGATCAACAAAAAGCTATTAATTTCTATAATGAATCTGAAAAACAGAAAGAAGAAACTAAAAAAAACAAGAGAACTTTTTTAAATAAAACTGATAGTTTCTTTGGGCAAAATTTCAAAGGTTTTGAATATAATGTCGGAGATAAAAAATATCGGTTTAATGTTAAAGATGTAAATAAAGTAAAAGAAACTCAAAGTGACATTAGTAATTTTCTCAGTAAGTTTACTGATAAAGATAATGCAAATGTTGAAGACACAGCGGGTTATCACAAATCTTTATTTACAGCTATGAATCCTGATGCTATTGCTAAGCATTTTTACGAGCAAGGCAAGGCTGATGCTATAAAAAGTCAAGTTGCTAAAGATAAAAATATTGATTTAAATCCTAGAAAAACGCACGGCGAAACTAATGTTGGGGGTGTAAAGTATAGAGTATTAGGTCAATCTTCTTCTGATATGAAAAACAGATCGTTTAAAATTAGAAAGAAAAATTAACTTAAAAATTTATAATTATGGCAATTTCAAATCCCGGTGGTTTGTTAAATAGTGTTGCTGCTCCACAAAAGCAGACTCTAGCAACAAACTATATCGATTTTACTGCGACAGCCACTGCTGGTTGGGCGCAACAATACCTGCCTGACTTAATGGAAAAAGAAGCTGAAGTTTTCGGACCGAGAACTATATCAGGTTTCTTAAATCAAGTTGGAGCAGAAGAGGCTATGACTTCTGATCAAGTTGTATGGTCTGAACAAGGTAGATTACACTTATCTTATTTAGGTAATGTTAACTCTGCGACTGCTGGTGCTGATCCTGGTACAGGAGTATCTAATATTGCTCAAGTAACAATTGAAGACGATATTGATGGAAACGTTGGAGCTGGATTTACAGCTGCTAATCACGGTATTAGAGTTAATGATACTATTATAGTAGCTAACTCAGACGGTGTTTTTAAATGTTTAGTATCTGTTGTTAACGGTGCTGTACTTGATGTATTACCTTACAGTCAATCAGCTTTAACTGCTAACACAGCTTCAAAAGGAACTACTATATTAGTTTATGGTTCTGAGTTTGGAAAAGCTTCTAACTATACAGCAGCTGCTGGTACAAATAATACTACTGATGCTAGAGGAGCTAACGAGCCAACTTTTAAATCATTCATTAATAAACCAATTATTATGAAAGATTACTACGAAGTATCTGGATCAGACGCTTCTAGAATTGGTTGGGTAGAAGTTTCAACTGAAATGGGACAAGGTGGATATTTATGGTACTTAAAGGCTGAGTCAGATACAAGAGCTAGATTCAATGATTATATTGAAATGGCGATGATAGAATCTGAACTTGCTGATACTGATTCTGAAGTTCAAGGTTCTACTATCGTTGGAAGCTCAACTACTGATGCTGCTAATAGCGCTGGTAGCGAAGGTTTATTTGCTGCTATAGAATCAAGAGGTAACATTACTACTGGTGTAACTGGTGTTAATGCTGCTACTGATTTAGCTGAGTTCGATGCTATACTAGCTGAATTTGATAAGCAAGGTGCTATTGAAGAATACATGATGTTTGTTAACAGATCAACTAGTTTAGCTATTGATGACATGTTAGCTTCAATGAATTCTTACGGAGCTGGAGGTACTTCTTATGGAGTATTTGACAACGACGAAGATATGGCATTAAACTTAGGTTTCTCAGGATTTAGAAGAGGTTCTTATGACTTCTATAAGTCTGACTTTAGATACTTAAATGACAAAGCTACAAGAGGTGGAATTAATGATGCTGCTGGTGCTAACGCAATCAGAGGGGTTATGATTCCAGCTGGTGTTTCAACTGTTTATGACCAACAAATGGGTAAAAACATGAAACGACCTTTCTTACATGTTAGATATAGAGCTTCTCAAACAGATGATCGAAGAATGAAAACTTGGACAACTGGTTCAGTAGGCGCTGCTACTTCTGCATTAGACTCTATGCAGTTACACTTCTTAACTGAAAGATGTTTAGTTACTCAAGGTGCTAACAACTTTATGTTAATGAAGTAAGACTATTTATTTATAAGGGCGGTC